CTGAACATATACACGACAGCACAAAAGGCTTATTTCAAGCTTGAACAGTTCCAGAGCTCTGATGCTCAGTATAAATTCACACTCGAAGACCTGGTCAAGAGAAAGATTAAGTGGTACGGCGGCGCGGACCTTTCCAAGCTGCACGACCTTACAGCTGCGGCTCTGTTCGGTCACGATAAGGAACTGGGTATTGACATAATCATCACACATGCTTTCTTCCCGGTCACAGCGGCAGCCCAGAAAGCGGAGGAAGATCAGATCCCGCTCTTCGGTTGGCGCGATGACGGGCTCCTCACTATGGTCAACGCTCCGACCGTCGACACAGACGAGGTTGTCAAGTGGTTTATCAAGATGAGGAATATGGGCTTCAATATCGTCGAGGTCGGTCATGACAGGAAGTTCGCTCGTGAATATGTCATAGGCATGAAAAAAGCGGGATTCAACATCGTTGACCAGCCTCAGTATTACTATTTGAAATCCGAGGGCTTCCGACATATAGAGAAGAGCGCCATCGATAAGAAGCTCTACTATATGCACTCGGAAGCGTTTGAATATTGTGTCGCAAACGTAAAGGCAATAGAGAAGAGCGACGACATGATTCAGTTTGAGAAGATCGGCAAACAGATGCGCATCGATCTATTCGATGCGGCGGTCTTCGCATGCGTCAGATATCTAAACAACCTGGAGAAGCCTGACTTGGCTTCATCTTGGTTTGGAGGAAAGCAATGAGCAAAAGAAAGAAGACAAATCATCAGACCGTGCGAGCTGATTCCACGGAAGTCAAGGCCTTGAAGAAGCAGCTCTTGGCATTACTCCAGGAAGGCGATATCGCTTGCGCCGGCTATACGTCTCTCGATAAGGATCCCACGATCGCGACTGCTTGTCAGAAGGTCGCCGAGATGGTCGGCTTGGTCACTTGGCATCTGATGGAGAACACCGAGAACGGAGACAGAAGGATCAAGAATGAACTGTCGAGAAAGATTGACATCAACCCGAACAGCTACATGATTCGCGCTGACTTCTTCGAAGCCATCGCGATGAATCTTCTTCTATACGGGAACGGAAACGCGGTCGTTCGTCCTCATACAGAAGGCGGATATCTTCGGGATCTCGAAGTCATTCCGGCTGAACGCGTCTCATTTATCCAGGACTCGATCACGGGCTACGGATATAAGATTCTGATCGACGGTATCACATACGATCCGAGCGATCTTCTTCATTTCAGACTCTTCCCGGATAAGCAGTTCCCGTGGCTCGGTACCGGAATCAAGGTGTCGATCAAGGACGTTGCCGACAATCTGA